CAGCTTCTGGAAATCACTATTCAGGGTCATAAGTCACCTCGTCATAGATTGGATTTCCATCTTTGTCTAAGACTGGCACATCATCAAAAACAGGATTTCCTTCACTATCAACTGCCTGAACCAATTCGAATACTGGTTCACCATTTTCATTAATGACAGGTTGATTCGACAAAATAGGTGTACCGTTTTGATCTGTTTGAATATGTGTCACTGGTTTTTGGTAATTTTTACCGCCAACAACAACCGGATTCCCGGCATCATCAAATAAATCTTCGTATTTAGTGATATAGGTCAATTGCGGTGCATATTTTACTTGCTGGACCATACGCGGTTGTTTTTCAGTGCGTGGCACTTTTCTAACGATTGTCTTTTTAATGCTGTTTAAACGAATATCAATCCAGCGTGGCTCATATGTGGCTTCGTATACCGCTAGAGCAGTTGCGCTTACTGTGAAGCTCTCAAGCAACCCTGATGCAACATTTGCCTGCCAAGTCTGAACTAATGTCCTAACTTCTTTCAAAGCAGGCGTTGTGTATTGTCCTGACATTAATGCTGTCTTTTCAGCATCGCTCAAGTCATCCAACAAGTCTCTTAACTTCGAGATCATCTCATTCGAGAGAGAGTCGAATTGCGTTAAGAGATTATTGATTTCCGTTGAAGACAGTCGGTAAAGATAAGCTTGATGTGATACTAGAGCATCAAGTAGCGCCTGTTGTGACATCTGCGTTGCCATTAGCCACCCCTGCAACATATCCAGTCATAGGACTGTTGGTCATTTCAGTTTCAATGCGCTCTAACTCTTGGGAATATTCAATATCCGGGATTTTTCCTGTTCGAATATAATCCCAATAGGTTTCCATTGAGATTTTATTCCCCAATACAGCATCATAGAGCTGTTTAGCAAGATTTACATCAAAACCTAATGAGCCAAAGTCAGGCTTAACATTAAAACGGTAATCTTTATCACTAAGCCCTAACCACAATGCGCCATACTTAATGACCTGCTCAATTGCTTCAGCAGCAGTAATAACCATTCCATACAATGTCGAATACTGGTCATCTTGACGAGCTTTGCGTGCTTCGCCTGATTCAGTACCACCAATGTCCATTACACGAGCACCAGCTTCTAAAGCTGCATTCTTTTGGTCACGCATTGCAGTGCGTTTAGCTTCTATTCCTACACCTTGAATTTCGAGATATCCGCATTGCCCACCTTGTGGTAATTGCCATGCAGCCATTGGACCCGTCACACGCAAAGGCTTATCTTCATCAACACCTGAAACCCAAGGTTGAGGATGACTAGTTAAATGCAACTCTTGGAAATATTCAGCACTTAACTGGTAATACTTAATAGCCGCCTTAGCCATTGTCATTAAAGGCATTTCGTCAATTGAAGGCGTATTATTCATACTGCCAACGTAAACAACAGGAATAAACGAAAGTGTCTTATTACCTAAGCCCGGATATGTTTCTTCAATTACTGTATTGTCGTCAGCAAATAAACGCGATCTATATTTGCCATCATTAATATCTAAAGCACGGTAGAAGCATTCTTTATTATGAGCAAATTCATCTTCGGAATTATCATGAGCTTCTTTAAATACTGAAAGCGTCAAGTCTGTTCGCCCTGCAACAGTCTTTTCTTTCCAGTTAATGCCGTCTTTTGCCCAATACAAAGCAATATATGGCTTTCCTGTGTCATCAAAATCAAGCATTAAAGCACAACGTGCATAAGATAGCTGCGCCTCAACTACTCGCAAAAATAGTTGCTTCAAACCGAATCCATCAGTTGTTGCCTGCTCAAGCTTGAAGGCGCTTCGCTGCTCATTTGAAGCAGGTATTCAGAACCACCCATCAAATGAATTACGTTTTTTTGTTTAAGCTGCTGCTCAACCATAACGAAGTCATAAGGTTTGTTTTCGTTAGCAAGGTCAGCAATAGCCTGGAAGATTTGCTTATGGCGCTCTGGAAAGAAGCACTCAACATCAAGATCGTTACTTACAACATCAAATGATTTGTCTACAGTCATCAATGCTGTAAGAACTGCTTGTTCCATAGGGATGTTATGAATATTCGACATTACCAATCCCCCATATCTGCTTTGAGTTCAGAAGGATTGATGTTTTGTGCAACACTGCTGGCTTGTTGGAATAAACGCTCTACGAGATTGTAGTCACGCTTAACCCACTTCACAAAGTTTGAATACATCTGAGTGCTTGTTACTGCACCAGTGATGATTTTGTTTTCGTAGTGTGGGTTGATTTCAAGAAGTAATTCTTCAACTTGAGCTTGATTGATTTTTGGTAAACCTGATCTTTGCATCCAAGAATTCAATTGTTGTAAATCTGGTTTCCAGATATTCAGAACTTCATCAACTGGATTTTCTTGTGTGCTCTCCTCTCTATAAATATTTTTATATAATTCTATTGTGTCTTTAGTTTCTAAAGTGCTGGCGCTTTCGTTAGTAAAGTGCTCGCGCTTTACTTTCTGTAGTGCTTTACTTTCTAAAGTGGTATTGCAGTTTTTAAAGTGCTCGACTAATGACACCTCATTAATTCTGTATTCATTACCCTTTCTTGAATCAGAACTAACAACAGTTACAACGCCTAAATCGGTTAATTCTTTTAGGCCTTTACGAACTGTAGTAGTGCTTAGTTTTTTAGAACCTTCAAGCTTGCCGCCCTGCAATTGAGAGTAACTTACAAAATCAGTAGTTTTGTCTTTAAAACCATTGATGCGGTCTTCCAGTTCAGCATACACATTACGTGCTGCATCACTAAGAAATGGACGCACATCACTACGATAAAGACGACTAGACATCACATAGCCCTTTTCGAACTTGTCTGTCATCTTGTCCCTACCTTTTGAAATTGGAATAATTTCAGCCTGCTTCAATGCACCCATCAAACACCTCGCAATACAAATGCAGCTAAATCAGCTTTCGCTTTAGCCAATGCCATAGAGTTTTCGAGAGTTCGATTAAGCACATAAGCCTCAACCGCTTTTTGAAACAAACTAATCTTCCGATTTAGTTCAATGTCTGCTAATATTGAATAGTTCATTTAACCCACCTTGTTTGAACACTAAGCCTGATCGACGAAATCAGGCTTTTTCTTTGTAACCAAGCTCAAAACACATTCCGAAATCTTCAATGTCATCTTGAAAAAGATCGTCAATGGTTTGCTTGCTTTCCATCCACGCTTTTGACATCACAAAAAGCGCATTCAGCTTTTCTTCACTAATCATTCGATATTTCTTGAGTACAGTTTTGAATCCAAGAACATCCAATAGCACTAAACAGTTCTCAAGCTCAGTCAAGCCATTGGATTTTCTATCATTTTTCATTCGTGATAATGTGCTTGGATCAATCCCCAACTGTTCAGCAACCTGACTTTGATTGCTTGATGCAAGGGCTTGCAAAACTCTAGAAACTTCATTTCTAGCCCTTGCACTCAATTCGGTTGATACTTTGCTCATGGTTTAGTTCCTAAGCGGTTAATGCTTGGCTGCGGACATAATCGAAATCGACATCAGGACAAAGTTCATCACAAGGAACTTTTCCTTCACTTTCTTTATCAATTCGAATAGCTAATGCAGCACCACATTTTTTGTTGACATAAATAATTTGTTGAAGATTACCTAAAGTCGTTAGGCATGCTTTTGCAAAGGCTTTTCGTTCTTCAATAGTCATCTTCGATAAGTAAGCTTTAAGCTGTTCTGTGTTTGAAGAAGACATAGTTATCTCCTTTAGTGATTTATTTAGTAAATACTAATTTTAAACACTAAACAAGTCAACAGATATTTAGCGAATACGAATTTACTTTTTACTAAAAACTATATGAAATAGAGCTTATGGATACTGTTGCAAGAAGACGCAGAAATCTGCGAAAAGCTATTGATGCTTTAATCGAATCTGGGAAATTTAAGAGTGATGCAGCTTTTTGCGAACATTACGACTTAAGTACGAGCCATATTTCACAAATGATTAATGGTCACGGTAGTTTTGGCGAGAGAGCTGCTAGGAACTTAGAGAAAAAAGTAGGCTGGCCTAATGGTTATTTAGATCTTGAAAACCAAGAAGATCAAAGCCCTATTGTGTCTGAAAGTAATGTTGGACCAACCAAGAATAACCTTCGAACAATTCCCCTATTAGATTATGTCCAAGCAGGTCTATTCCATGATGTTGGCTATGATGGAATAAACCCTATTGGAGAAAGCTACACAACATATCAAGGATATAAGCCAGAGTGCGTTTTCTCTCTTAAAGTTGAAGGAAATAGCATGTCACCAGAATTTAAGGCTGGCGATGAAATTGTTGTTGATGCATCTCTTGAACCTAAACCTGGATCGCTTGTAATTGCTCAAGAAGTCCAACATGGAATAGCAAGAACAACTTTCAAAAAGTACAGAGTGATTGGTATTAATGAATTTGGAGTTGATGTTGTTGAACTAGTACCACTAAACCCTGATTACCCAACCTACAACTCAACACAAATTGAAATATCAATTATTGGGGTTGTGGTGAGACACAATAGGGAAATAACTCATTAAAGGATTCGGGACACCTAATCCCGAATTGCAGCCTAGGAAGCTGCTAAAGGTGATCTAAAGATACGTTGCTCAGGGAGCAGGACAAGGTCCAGTGTCAATAGTGAGCTGACGCCCCTACGGTGTGCGCACACTTTCAGGGCAAGCGCTAGGCATAGCGCTATATAAGTTACCAATTATATTGGTAGGTGCCTACCAGCAATTACAAGGTTTATGCCATGTTTTTACTGGAACTGCGAACTAAGAATGGATTTAGATTAAAGATAAAAATCGACTTTTTATCGATATTCAAATTCTTCACTTGGTAAGCACCGAGGGGGAGGTTCGAACTCCCCCTCACCCTTATTTTTAAAAATACATAAACTGATAATTAATAGCAAATACCATGAGCAAAAAATACAAGCCACCGGAACTACACGAATATAGAGGCTTAACAAGCTCTGAGCAGACGGCAATACACCAAATGCTCATCTCCTATGTTCGTGAGGAAAATTGTCGCTTTAACATAATCATGTCTGGCAAAGAAAAACCCTATAATCTGGTAAAACTAACTAGTATTAATTTTGAGAATGAAGCATCAGCAATTTGGGTTCATTTTGAAACCATCACAGGAGAGCAAATAGCTTTACCCATTGGCTTTCTTTCAAGAATTGAGTTTTCAGGGCAGCAAGAAATTTAAACTGTGAACCCGACACAGTCTTTACAACAGATCGGGTGGAGAAATGTAATGACAGATAAAGTAGTTTTAAATGGACCATTGGAATTAAAAAATAACTCTGAAGCTCGTGTTGCTTATGAATTGATGGTATTAATCGCCAATAAGGAAGTTGGTTTTACTATGGCTCAAAATAAAAATGTAGCCGACGAACAGAAGTCTAGAGATTACTGGTTAAAACTTTATTCACAATGCCATAGCGTTGCTAGAGGAAATGAGCACGTTCCTCAGGAAAACTAGAATACTTTTTCTGAAATAGTTTTGATAGTGCTAACTATTTCATCAGGATCTGTGCAACCTTGTTGAATTAAAGCCAGGATAAGCTGGAATACTTGTTCTTGATTCATAATAAACTCCATCTAACCCACCCCGTGTGGGTTTTCTTATTTTTAGTGTATACGAAATTTTTCACTAAATAAATTCACTAAAGTCCTTGACTAAATATTTAGTAAATACTAAATTATATCTCACCAACCAACAAAAAAGCCCCTAGCTTTCGACGGAGAGGGACTTTTACTCAACGAGTGAGATAAGTATGAATCAAAGAATTGAAAAGTACAAGTTTAGCCAAGCTGCAATAGACAGCTTCAAAGGCTTCTTAGGTGGCTCAGTTTTATCTATGGTCATCGGTGTTTTTATCGTAGTCCCTTTCCTTCGTTCATGTGCCGACGAGCAACACGTCAACGAACTCAAAGCAAAACAGAACATGTATGTGCGAGTTCAGGTTGAGGGGGTGAAGTGATGGGCGAGAAATGCAGAATTAAAGAAACCGGCAGAGATATTGATACCTGTCAGTTTATGGATTCCGTTTGCTACAACAACTATGGCGGATTTGAACGAGCTCTTAAATCGGTTCGCTTGAAATCAGGTGAAAGACTTACTCGAGTAGCAATCATCGTGAAGAAGTCAGCAAAGAATGCAGTTGCGTTGAATTACTGCCCTTTCTGCGGTTGTGACATTGATACCTCTGATTATGGAATCAAGGAGCCATCTCATGGATAACTACAAAATGAAAAATGAATTTGTAGCGACAAATCCTTGTAAACCAATTGATTACTCTACTTTGGTTACGGGTGGTAAAGATACCTTTATAAAACCCCAAGACCCAGCCTTGATTAGCGGTGCGGAGGCAAAGCTTGCGTGGGCTAATGGAGTTGATATTCAAATCAAGAATGTAAATTGTGTCAACTGGTATGACTTAGATGAGAGCAAATACAATCTTGATATTTTTGATAATGTTCGTGTTGATTTCCGCCTCAAACCCCAAACCATCAAGCTTGAACTTGAGCTGCCGAAGCCTTTTGAGCCGAATAAGGTGGGTGAGAAATATTATTTCATTCATTTAGACAATGATAATGGGTATGGCTTTAATTATTTTGAATCTAAAAAAGCTGATGCGTGTTGGATGCAATTCGGAGCATGGCGTACCGAAGAAGAGATCAAGCAAGTCGTAGAGCAACTCAGAAAGATACGAGGTACTAACTCATGAATATGTTAGCCAATATCTCGTTTGATGCTGCGGTATTCACAAGCCTTGAAGTGATGAATGTAGGTGTTGAGGATGGCGTTGTTCAGTTCTCTTTATCTATTCAAAACGCTGAGCACATCTACATCGTGGCAAGTGTCAAAGGAATTGAGAAAAACGACACTTTCGAATATGGCGAAGGCTTGGACTATCAAGACTGGAAAGATGTGGATTACACAATGATGACCGTCAATTCAGCGAGCCGACCGCATGTCGATGAATACAACTATGTCGATGCAGTCGAAGGTATGCCCTTTGCTCTTACTTCTACTCAAATTCAAAAACTGAATGAGTATTTAGAAGAACTGGCAAGAGAAGAAAAAATTACTGAATTAAAGAAGGATGCAGCTTAATGAACGCACAAGTTAATGAATTACAAGTATTAGAACAAAACGTAATTGTAGCGGCTTTCGCTAAACGTGGTGGTACTGATGAATTGTATGAACGCATTGCTCAAGAAGTTCGTTCTCATGTGCCTGATGTGAGCACCAAAAAAGGCCGTGATGCGATTGGTTCGCTTGCTTTAAAAATCAGTAAGTCAAAAACGCTTATTGAGAAATGTGGCAAAGAATTAGTAGCTGAACAAAAAGCTCAAATCAAAGTGATTGATGATGATCGAATCTCAATTGTTAAGAAGTTTGATTTATTGCGTGATGAGATTTTGGCACCACGTGATGCTTGGGAACAAGCTGAGAAAGATCGTGTAGCGAAGCATGAAGAAAGTATTCTTTCTATCAATTTCTACAAAACTGCCGTTATTGCAGATAAAGATGTTGTTTGGCTAAAGGGTGTGATTCGAAATGTTGAAGAAATTGTCATTGATTCATCTTTCGAGGAATTCGAGGAACAGGCAAAAATTGCCAAATACGAAACTCTGGAGTTTCTACGCACCACCCTAGCTGCTCGTGAAAAATATGAAGCTGAACAGGCTGAATTAGAGCGTCTTCGCCAAGCTGAAATACTTCGCCAGCAACAAGAACGTGAGGCTCAGATTGCCCGTGAAGCTGCCGAAAAAGCGACCCGTGAGGCGGAAGAAAAAGCACGTTTTGAAGCTGAACGTGTACAACGTGAAAAGGCTGAGGCAGAACAACGCGAAGCTCGATTAAAGGCTGAAAAAGAAGCTGCTGAATTGCGTGCTCAACATGCTGCCGAAGCAGAACGCAAACGTATTGAAGCTGAACAAGCAGCAAAGCTAGAGGCAGAACGCCAAGCAGAAGAAGCGCGCCAAGCTAACCAAGCACACCGTAAAAAAATCTGTAATGAAGCACTTAAAGGCTTATTGGCTTTGGGTATTGATGAAGCAAAAGGAAAAGAGATTTTGCAAGCCATCAATAAAGGCTTAGTTCCACATGTATCTATTAAGTTTTGAGGATTAAAAGATGAGTAATATTGTTTTGTCGCAAGTTAGCAAGATTGCATCAGCTTTTAATATGCAAGATGTTGATCCTGCTGAGTTAGCAAATACTCTTGTTAATACAGTATTTAAGAAAGCAACAAATGATGAATTTCTTTCTCTACTAATTGTTGCAAACCAGTACAAGCTAAATCCTTTTACAAAAGAAATTTATGCATTCCCTGCCAAAGGTGGGGGCATCACACCAGTTGTTGGTATTGATGGATGGGCCCGCATTATTAATGACAATCCTGTATGTGATGGTATCCAGTTTGAACAAGATGATGAGTCATGCACATGCAAGATTTTCCGTAAAGACCGCAACCACCCTACTGTTGTGACTGAGTATTTATCCGAGTGTCAGGGTAATTCAGAACCTTGGAAAAAATACCCAAAACGGATGCTACGTCATAAGGCTTTAATTCAATGTGCCCGTGTTGCCTTCGGCTTCTCAGGTATTTATGACGAAGACGAAGCTCGTCGTATTGATGATTGTCATATCCCTACCGTTCAGACTGTTAGTTCAGATGTCCCTCAAGGTTATGAAGCCTATGAGCAGCAGCATTTAGATAACATGCGCGCTTTGGCAATGGAAGGCACAGAAGCCTTGCAAACTGGCTACGCTGAATTGCCTCAGGGCGACTGCAAAAAATACTTCTGGACTAAGCATAGCGCTTCATTAAAAGAAGCAGCTCAACATGCTGATCAACCACAAGGACAAGTGTATGAACATTCTCCAGCGTAGTGAAGATTGGCATTCGGAACGCTGTGGCAAAGTCACAGCAAGCCGAGTAAAGGATTTAAATGCAAAGCCAAATAAAGGCAAAGCATTAAATGCATTGGGTTTAACTATTCTAGCTGAGCGCCTAACTGGCGTTCAGAAAGAAATCTTCACTAACCAAGCTATGCAATGGGGTATCGATAACGAGCCTTATGCAATCGCGGCTTATGAAAATGAGACGGGTAACTTTGTAGTTGGAACAGGTTTAATTGACCACCCTTTCATTGAAATGTTCGGAGCTTCACCGGATGGGCTTGTAGGTGATAACGGGCAAATCGAAGTTAAGTGTCCAGACACTACAACGCATTTGAATACCCTTCTGACAAAGCAAGTGCCAGAGGAGCACATACCTCAAATTACTAGTCAATTGGCTTGTACTCGTCGTGAATGGTGTGACTTTGTGAGCTATGACCCACGTCTGCCAGAAGGACTACAGATCATTATTATTCGCGTCTTTGCTAAAGACTTGGCTATCGAAGCATTAGAGCAAGATGTTCGTAAATTCAACAAAGCTATAGATGACGCAATTAAAACTTTGAAGGTGGCAGCATGACAGATCAAGAATACAGAGGGAATATGAACTACCCTTTTCAAGATCACATCGTCTTGAATGTTGAAGAAAACGTAGTGCCCTTCCCAAGAACAAATCTGCATAAGTGCCAACATGCTCAAGTTGAAATTGACACTAAAGCTTTGGAACTTACATGCATGAAGTGTGGAGCAAAAGTAAACCCTGTGATGTGGATCAAAGACACTATGAAGTATTGGTCCCGACAGCAAGCAAGGATTACAGAGCAGAAAAAGCAGATTAGTGAAGACCTTGATGAGCTTAAGAAAAGAGCAAGAACCAAGTGTCAGCACTGCAACAAGATGACTGCTATTAACTTAAAGAATTTCAAATTTACATTAATTGGGTG